TTGATCAGCCGCCAGCCCCCAGGCGTTCAGGACTGTCGTCAGGCCGTCGGCCGCATTCGCCACACTCGTCACGCCACCAACAGAAAGCTGCATAGCGGTGTTGAGTATGGTTGACGCCTCTGCGGCGGTAGTTGCCCCGGCGGAGATGATCTGGTAAGTAGCCTTCGAGGTTTCCAGCTGGTCGCCGCCGAACTCCTTTGTCAGTGCGACGATCTCCTCTCTTAACTCAGACACAGCATTGGAGCCGATAGGTAGCAGGGTAGACATTTCGGCTATGGAGGTCTGGAACGCGCGGGACTGCACCACAGCGGCCTGTGCAGCCCTCGCAACGGAGGCAAAGGCAAAGGCCGCACCGGCACGCTTAAGCATGTCGGTGCCCATCTTCTTGACAGCCACCGTGACCCTGTCGGACGACGAGGCGTACTGATCCTGCGACTTGGAAGCGCCCTTCGCCGCCTTCGAGATGCTCGTGAAGTCCTTCGCCGCCTGCCGCGCCCCGACGTTGGTCTCTGCATCAATCCGTACACCATATACGGCTTCAGACTCTGCCATCATCGCCCTCTCTTGCGTCTACCCTTACCGCCCTGGGGTTTGCCCCCAGAGCCTCCCTGTTTGCTTCTGGCCTTCTTAGCTGCGTCCGCCCGGAGTTCCAAATCAAGCGAGCGGATCATATGCTCGAACCTCCAAAACCCCTCGCCGTCTCGGAGCCCGAACCGTGCCGCGTACCTGTCGATGGCTTCAAACGAGATGCCGTTGAGGACCGGCACCATGCCGCCACCGTAAGTAGAAGCGCCCGACAGAGACCAGAAAGCCTCCCAGATCCAAGCCAATCGACTTTCGATTTGAGGCTGGCCATCTAGAGCTTTCCGCGCTGCCGGGCTATCTTTGCCGTGTTTCCTGTTCTTCCTCAGGCGCTCAATCTTCCCACCCCAGAGAAGGCTCCATTCGAGCGCCTCGATCAGTTTCCCACATCTGCTTCGTCTCTACCCTTGAGGTAGCTCTCCAGACGACTGGCCCGGCGCCACACGCGCTCGCGGAACTCGCGCATCTCCGGCTCGCTCAAAATCTCGAACGCCTTCTCTGGGGAGTAATCCAGCATCTCACCCTTGTACTTCAGGTTCCGCCACCCGACGAGAATGGTGTGGGCAATGCACTTGACGATGATCTCCTCGCCTACGTCCGGGTCGAGGTCGCCGCCGCCGTCCATAGCCTTGGCCGCCTGCGCCTCATCTACCAGGCGCTGGTACATCTCCTGGTACCGCTTGCTTCCGGCACGGGCAATGCGAAGGTCGAGGCCGGGCTGGAAGTCTTTGTCCCAGTATCCGTTCTCGACCTTGTCGAGATCTACGGCGAGGGCCGTGTAAAGATCGGTGGTGCGCTGCTCTTCCTTCTGCTCTTCCATTGGATCCTCTGTAGGGTTTGTGAGTCAGGGATGGACCCTACGTACCACCCCTGACTCGTTTGCCGCCGGCGACGCAACGCCACGGACCGGCGCCCGCAGCGCTAAAGCGTAGGGACATCATCTATCAGGCCAGCACGCGGCAGACCTGTATCGTCTTCTCCAGACTATTGGCACCGAAGCTGGACCCAGGCTCAGCATCCCACGAGAAGTTGAGCATCAGATCCGTGTCAAGGCCGCCGTTGCTGGCGGGCTCGTCAGTGAAGTGACACTGCGGGCACTCAAACAGGTAGTAATCACCGTCCTGCATGTCGATCGAGAACGCCAGGGCAAACGCCGTGAAGTTCTCGTAGTCGGTGTCGTAAGTCCACGTGTCATCTGCCAGGTACATCTCCATAGACCCAGTGACTACCGGGGCCCCCTGGCTCATCGCCGTGCGCGGCAGGTTGCCCAGCGCCTTCCTCCCCGTGTTCGCGGTGGAGATGTCTATGCCCAGCTGGAAGATGTCAACAGTGATGGCCACGTTGTCGATCCAGACCGTCTCAAAGCCGTTCACCTCGGTCACCACGTCCTTGGAGACCGCTGCTGTGATGGTTTCATCACCAGCCGCATCACCAGCCTGGGCCCTCTGCTTCCCGTCGAAAGCGACAGACCCGGTGATGATTCCGGCCTCCGTCTGGTCCAGCGTGAAGTTGTTCGCCCGGCAACCAGTGGTGGTACGGTACCGATCTGTCAGATCCTGGTAGTAATCCTGCATCGTCATGGAATACAGCGTGGAGCCGTTGGTGATCTGCGATCCATTTACAGTGATGGACGCGGTTGCTGATTCGTCTACTATCGTCCCGCCGGCTACGGTGAGCGAGTAAGCAGTTACCGCTGTCACGCGCCACCAGGCGTTGTTCGTCGGCTTTGTGCTGCCACCCACTCTGACCCACTGCCCTTTGGTGATGTCGCCGAAATCTCCAGCTACGGAGTCAATGGTGCTCCCAGAGGCAGCAAAGCTGATGTCCGTTGCCGTGATGGCTACGTCGGTCGTCCAGTCCGCGTCGCTGCGGATCACGTTCCGCAAGAACTTGTCATAGGTGTTGGCGGCGAACTCGAACTGGTAGGACGGCGCGGGTGAAAGCCCCACACGCTTGGCGTCACCGAGCTGGGCATCTGTCCGCAGGTTCTTCGACCGGACCTCCTCCTGAGCATGCGGCATGGCACCGCCGGTGATGGGGAAAGCCTGCGCTGATTCAGACGGCGTCACACCCCACGCCGCCTCTTCGATGTATGAGGCCTGGCCTCTGTTGGCTTCTGCGTTCGGCATCTTGATCTCTCCTGCGTCTGTAGTTGCTATCCAAGTTCAGTGCATCCCCAGCTACTGCCGTACGGGTCAACCAACAATGTTGCCGTACTGCGTGGCGGTGCCGTCCTGTTCGGTCGTCGGTGGGCTTCCGTGCTTCGTGCGGCGGCATTCTTCCGTCGCGTCGTACCAGATATACAGCCCGGTAGCGCCACCAAGGATGTGCGGGTCGTCCCATGTTCCAGCTTCAGCGATCATACGATAACCCCGAGTGATGGAATAACCCCATCCGTGTCACTTTTCGGGGCACTACCACCCTTGTGCATCTCATTCCCGGTGGTTGCGTTGTACCAAATGTACAGGCCAGACGTGCCGCCGAGAATCTCCGGGTTCTGCCACGTCCCATAAGTGGCCTCAGCGGTGTACGACGTGAGCAGGTCGTACCTAAAGAGCACGCTTACGTTGGTCTGGTACCACCCATCTTGCGTCGTGCCAATCGGGTGGGGTGAAGCCGCGCCGATCACGACACCGTCGAGAGTCACGAACTGTAGGGACGAAACCACATCGTCAGATATCCCCGTCGCCGACTCATCCCCCGTGCCAAGCGGCGTGAAAATCTGCACTTCCGTTATGCCGCGTGTCCGAGACCGGACGACATCACCGCTGGTGCTGACCTGGCGCGCGCCGGAAACGATGACTGTCAGCCGCACCCAGCCGTCCTGTGTGGCCTCAGAGAAGGACACCTTTGGGTCAAACTGGACGTTCGGCCACGCCACAGGGACGTTGCGTACTCCAGACACCTCTGGGTGCTTTATGTCCCACTGCGTCTTGAAGCGCTTCAGGATGACGGCCCGTGCCGCCTGGAAACCAGCTATCGCCATGGTGTGCGCCTATGCTGCCTGGCTAAGAGACCAGCCGTCCAGAAGGTCGATGACCTGGCCGAGTGTCCGCCTGGGCTCCATAAGCTCCGTGCCGAACTCAAGGTACAGAGCGTATGAGACGTTATTTGTGATCCAGATATCATCATCCGGGCGCGCCTTCTCTATCGTCGCCGTGCCAATCGCCAGCGCCCTGGCGCCTGTTTTGTCAACGCCCTTTAGAGCATTGAGCTGTGGGCGGTTGATGGCCACGCGCCAGTTATTCTTGAAGCGGCCGGTGTCTACAGGGGAGAGTTCGACAACGTGTTCTAGGAACCAGATGGCCACAGCGTTGCGGAATTCTTGCGCCTTGCCTTGGAGATCTTCAGAGAACGAGTCAAGCTGTGAGTCGAACTGAGCGAACCCGTCAGCCTGTTTCGTTGCTCTTCTGCGTCGCGCCATGTCACCCCGCTATCGCCTTTATGTGCTCTCCGAGACGAATATAGTCACGATATGCCATTGACGCGATCTGGAAAGGTCTATGCTCTGGCCTGGATCGTGTAGAGGATGTCTGTGCCGCCAGGCTTGATACGCTTGGAATCGAGCACCTGGAGGGTCGTGCTGCCGTCGATAAGCTGGTCTCCCGGCGCGGGCACGACGGTCAGATCGGCGGCGGCCAGCAGCACTTTCCTGTCACCCGCTTTGATCTGCTCACCGTCTACCTGAGCGTCCTTGAAGTCGGATACAACACCGGTTACGGCGTGGTCTGTGTCCGTCATGGTCACACTGGATGGCACGTTGGCGTCGGCCACGACGGCTACCCTTTGGCGCAGCGTAATCGTCCGGCCAAACTCGCCGATCATGCTCTCCGCCAGATCCTCAAATCCTGAATAGTTGAAAGCCATGGCTATGCTCTCACGAGGTTGACTTGGCCGCTGGAGTTAGTGATCAGCTCACTGACGATCTGCTTGGCGTAGGGCCGGGCAACGCCCGGGATGGCGCCGGAGCCATACTGCACTTCCAGCATGTCCACTTTCTGCCTGACGATCTCGCCGCCTCGATCAAAGGTAGCGTTCAGCGCCGACAGTATATGCTGTAGGGCCAGGTAGGAACAACAATCCTGCACCTTCTGCGGGACGATGTTGGAGGCTATCGAGCGCCCGGAGCGGTCAACCAAATCTTCACGCGGGAAGCCCAGCGCCTGGTCGCTGTCGGCGATATCCCCGCGCCACAGATAGGTGGCATCCATATAGACCGTGGCCGTCATCAGCGCCGCCTGCTTCGCCGCGTCCGTCGCCCCGGACCAACCTGTGGGATCCCCGTGCTCACTGTGGTACGTGTCGGCGTCGGCTACCGATTCATACGACGTGGAGGCGGTCAGCCCCGTTCCATCCTCTACGAGAAATGCCATGGTGGCCCCCTATACTGAAAGTGACCCTGAGATCTGGTCGATACCGTACAGCTCTTTGAACAGCTCGAAATACTGCCCGCTGCGCGTCTTGCGGTAAGGGGAGTAGGCTGGAGGGCTGGACGGCTGGTGGTCTATCCACGCATCAGGGACGTACCCGACGTTCAGGCCCGCCGCCTTCGCCCGCAGGAAGAACGCCTGGTGCTCGCATAGCTTCAGGCGGTCATCCCAGCGGACGTGCCGGGCCTTCTGCGCGTCTCCGGCGAGAAAGTTGTACGTGATGTCGCAGCGGGTGGGGCCGGAGACCGGGTGTTTGAGCGACGTCAGATGCAGCGTGCGATCACGGACCTCTATAAAGCCCTCGTAGTGCGCGTGTTGCCCGTGGTGCGTTACGTGCCCCCCCGCTATGTCGAAGAGGCCGCACCGTACGGAGTCCACGAGCATTGAGATCGCATGGGCGTCTACGGACACGAAGTCATCGTCCAGCATGACGAAATACGACGTGTCTATGGCGTCGATCATGGCGTTGCGGCCGGCGCTCAGGCCCACATCATCCTCCAGTGGTAGGAAGCGCACGCCGGGGTACTCGGCGCACAGCCCGTCGGACTGCAGGTGATCTGGTGAATCATCCGCCACGATGATGCGGGCCCCGGGCTCGGTGGTATACATCAGGGAGTCCAACAGGCGCTTGAGTAGCAGCGGCCGGACAAGCGTCTTGATGCAGATCGTCACGTCGGGAGAGTTTCCCACGCCTCACCCCTTCCCCGGCCGCCAGATGGGCGAGCTTTTGAGCTTGGCTATCTCGTCCCTTGCCGCGCGCACCTTGTTGGCCAGGGCGTGCACCCTGTCGCTCAACGCAAGCGTCAGGAGGGCCGCCACGCCATCTGGATCCACCCCTGACGCCTGTACGTTTGGCTTGACACTGCCGTCGCTGTGCCGGCAGAACGTGATCGTTACGGTCATATCCTCAATGTCCCTGCCCCCTGACTGTAGTGCTGCCATTATGCGCTACCTTTCCACTGTGTCTTCGGCGCGATGCAATCCCGCAGGCTTTCGAGATGCCCCCGATACTCCATCATGCGGCCCAGGACGTCAGATACACCGTCATCCAGCGTCATCACGTCGCGTGGGTAAGCCGCGCGGTAGTTGTCCGCATCAACGTGGTACTCGTGCTCGCCGGCCTCCACGCGCGGGTTCTCTACACACTCAATCGGGGCAGAAAGATCGAAGCCGGAATTGGCTGCCTGATGCACTTTCGTCGCCATGTCGCGCACGCTGGCGATCTCACCAATCTGGTTCATGTGGCACTGCTTCCCAGGCTCAGGCGGCGAGGCGAGAGCGATGTCACGCATGGCCGACACGGCGTCCCACAGCGAGATCATGCCGCGCGTCTGTCCACCGGACCCGTAGATGGTCATCGGTATCCCGAGGGCGGCCTGGGCGCAGAAGCGATTGAAGACCGTGCCAAAGGCTTCGTCCACATCAAGTCTAGTGTTGAGATCCGCTCCTTGCCGCCCTCTGGGTGGTCCGTGCCATACACAACCCCTTGATACAGCGTCGTGCATCTGAGCCCCCACATACGACACGCGGCGTCTACCGCTGCGCCGCTGGCAACTTTGCTGATGTGGTAGATGCTGCTGGGCTGCCGGGGCGTGACGAGACCGCCGATGTTGTCTGTGTCGCCATCTGCCCTGTACTCCACCGCATCTTCCGGCGCCCACACACCCTCCCTGATTCGGATCGGCGGGGTGCCATACACGCCCATTGTGCTGACGTAGATCAGGTGGGCGTCCGGCGCATACTGCCGCAGCTTGTCGAGGAGGGTCACTGTAGCGCCGAAGTTGTTCTCTGCCGTGAACTGTGGACCGTGCCCGTCCCTCAACATGCTGTACGGGGCACTGGGCTGCTCAGCAAGGTGGATGACCACCTCCGGGCCGAGCATGGTAATGGCGCTGTCCATGTCGTGCCGGACGTCCCCCCGTAGGATGGCAGCACCTTCGCCGCCAGCGCACTCAATCCTATCTCTTTCGCTGGCGATGGGGATCACACTGTCGCCACCAGCCTGCGCCACCCAAGACCTGCGGGCGCAGGTGTCTATGCCCAGCACGGCGTGCCCACCCCTGGTGAGCGTCTGCAGCAGCGGCCAGCCTTCGTATCCGTCGTAGCCTGTAATCAGAATGCGCATTTCGTTCCTCGTAGGGTTAGTGCCGGTCGAGAATCTTGACCAGTTGCCGAGCTCTGATGTCCGTCGTGTGCCGATCGAGCATGAGCCGGTACCCTGCGTCGGTAAGTCGCTCCAGCTCTGGGGCGTTCGCCCTGGAGAGCCAGTGGGTCAGTAACTCCAATATGTCCACATCCTCATCGAGCGGCAAGTAGTTGACTCCGGGCACGAACCCTAGATCGGCCATCTCCGGGATGGTGTCGCACAGCAGAGCACAGCGGCAGGCGGGGATCTCAAACAGCTTGCTGACGGGGTAGTGGAACCGCGACGTGCACGCTGAAGAGATCCTGGCCGTGTTGATCAGCCGGCCGTAGTCCTTCCCTACGGGCCAGTACTTGCCGTCCATCCTCTCCGTCGGACGCTCTACTTGCATGTACCAAGGCCGCCCGTTGATGGCATCGAAAATGCGCGTGCGCCAGGGATAGATCCGCCGCTGGATAACGCCCGTCTGCAGGAACTTCACCGTCTTGCGCTCGCCGTAGTCGTGCAGGTAGGACGGGTCAACCCAGTATGGGAGCCACTCTACCTTTTCCTGCGGCAGATGGGCCTGGAACCTTCGGGATCCGTCTCGGTACAGTGGCAGGTAGAGATCGGTGCCTATCGCCCCGGCCTCTTCTATGAACATCTTCACCATGGGCCCGTGGCAGTCGCCCCACATGACGGCCTTCTTTGCCGTGATCTTGCCCCAGTCCTCCCAAAGGTACGCCCACGGCGCCGCGGAGATTATCCAACCAAACTCATTGACGTGGGCAGGGTCCAAGACTTTGGGCAGCTTCTTCCCGTCCAGTGTACACGCACGGCAAAACGCCCCTTCGAGCATGTCGAGGGGGCGCAGGATGGTTTCCACTTCGGCTATCTTCTCCAGAGCTACGCGGAGAGGCGTCCAGAAGTCGCACACCCGCATGCTCCGGTCATCGTCGAGCCATAGGATCCTCACAGCGCCTTGTACCTCCTGATGAGATTGCCCAGATCAAAGGTGAACCAGTAGGCCAGCGCCCGCTGGACGGTAGCCGTCTTGATCACCGGCGTCACACCTTGCGGCGTGTGGTAGATGGCCATGTGGTGCTCGTGACAGGCCGGGTGCCCCAGGTAGTCGCTGGCGCGCCTGCTGCCGTGCTCTACGTGGCACCAGTCTGTTGCCGGGTTGGTGCAGAACAAACACTCACCCGCCTCCGGCTGCGTTTTCACCCAACGCACGAAGGCGAGATCCTTGCAGCTGAACTCATCGCGGTCGATCTGCATCGTCAGGACTCCCTCTCGAAACACAGGAACTGGTAATTCCTACTGCTCCCCGGCTCCCATGTATCAGTCAGCATCTTCCAGCCGTAGAACCATCCGACGACATCCTCTCGGGTAGGTTCTGAGACGTGGAACGTGTTGCGCCCTCCCATGGCATGCAGTGGCCAGCCGATAAAGATGTGATCGCCTATGGCGTGCTTGGCCATCCAGACAAACCGCTCCGGGTGCACGAGGTGTTCTATAAAGTCGATAGCCACCAGCATAGGGCATGCCGGGACCTCTGCTGTCAGATCGACCATGCGGAACTCACACCCATTCTTCCCGTGCCGCTCCGTAGCGACGTCCAGCGTTTCCTGACTGACATCTACCCCGATGGCCAGAGCCCCAGTGGCCTCGGATAGCTGCGCCGTGCCATACCCAAAACCGCAGCCGGCATCCAAAATGGATCCTTCGCCGCCGTAGAACGATGCCGCCAAATCATACCGATCGAACATGCGCCTTACCGTGATGTCTTCATACTGGATATCCATAGGGTCGAAGCGCTCTGGGGGCATCATACCGTGATCCATTCCGTCCGCTCCCAGTTGTGTTTCGCCAGCGCCTTAGCCCTCATCTCCCCGATGCGGTTTCGGAAGATGCGATAGCGCCCTGATCCGGTGTCTCGTAGATGCCGCGCCGTGGAGCGCGGAGTATATCCAACGCGTACCCCGTGCGCCCGGGCGCGCCAGAAGTACTCCTCGTGCTCACATACCTTCAGCTCATCGTCCCAGCGCACGTCCCGCAACGCCTGCGTGCGCGCCGCCAGGAAGTTCAACACAATCTGCATGGGCACCGTCGGCCCCTCGCTGGTGAGGCGAATCATGTAGAGCACGCGGCCCTCCTGGTGCATCCATCCCTCGTAATGCTGTAGGCGCCCGTTCGTCAGCTTCAGCCGGCCACCCACGATATCGTAGTCCAGCTCCAGCTGACTCACAAGATGCTCAAGCGTGTCGGCATCCTCCATCACGAAGTCGTCATCCAGTATCACGCAGTACTCTGTGTCGGTGTGCTCCACTAGGAAGTTGCGCCCAGCGCTCAGGCCCTGGTCGAAAGGCATGGGAAGGTATGTCACGTCTGGGCGGCCCTGGCACACTGCTCCCGATGGGATCTCGCCATCGTCGGCAACAATCACAGGGCACCCCGGCGCGGCCATCTCAAGGCTATCGAGGAGTTGCTTGAGGCAGTCCGGCCGCTCGAATGTCTTGACCAGGATCGTGGTGTCGTCCATCGCTACCGGCTCCATGCTGAAAACACGTAGTCTGCCCTCTTGTCGTCTTCGTACCCAAGCTCCAGCTTGCGCCAGTCGCTCATCCACCGGATCACATCGTCAACAGGGATGTGGCTGATGTGGAAAGGGTTGCTGTTGATCTTCACTGGCCACGCCAGCACGATCACGGTAGCGTAACGCTTGGCCCTTTTGATGAACCGCTCAGGGTCTCTGAGGTGCTCTATCGTGTCGAAGGATACCACGGAGCCGTATTCTTCCGGTATGTCCCACGTCTCCAGGTCGTGGCACTCATACCGGACGCGCCGCGCCTCTTTGTGCGCCGCTTGGCAGGCCTCGATAGTCTGCTGCGACACGTCGACGCCGACGACGCGGGAAGAGGCATAGGACAGCTGAACGGTGCCGTACCCCGTCCCACAGGCCGCGTCCAGCGTCAGCTGGCCG